TTTGAAAATGGCTCGTGATGATTTTCTGAAAACATCAGCTGTGGTTGCTGCCGGAGGTGCTGCTTTCTACAAGGGTTTCATTGAACCGGCTGCTAATATTCAAGAGGAAATGTCGAACATACAGTCTGTTACAGGCATGACTAATGACGAATTAGCGTTGATGAAACAGGGAGTCCGTGATGTTGCTTTGGACTCTAATATTGCGGCGATTGAGTTAGCAAAGGCTTCGCACAATTTGGTTGAAGTCGGCGGCGACACTAATTTGGTGTTATCACAATTAGACCACGGTACAAAGCTCGGCATTGCTACTAATAACGACTTGGCACAGACCTTCGACTTTTTAAGTGCGGCTATGAAGACCTTCGGTAAAGATGAGCAGTACACAAAGGAAATCGCCGACAGCTTCGCTTATACCACGGTTAAGACTAACTTGAATTTGGCACAGTTAGCGGAATCTTATGTTAATGTGGGCGGCTCTGCTGTTAATGCAGGGCTTGATATTAACGATGTTAATGCTATGCTTGTTGTTATGTCGGAGGCGGGGTTAAAAGGCGGGGCGGCGGGAACTTCGTTAAATACGATGTTGCGTAATCTGTCTGCTCCTACAGATAAAGCGGCTGAGTCTCTTGAAGGTTTGAATGTTAAACTTTACGACAACGAAGGTAAAAGCCGTGATATGCTTGAAATCATGTCGGATTTAGAAACGAAGTTAGACAAAATGAGTGATAAAAAGCGAAACGAAGCACTATCCTCAATTTTTGACACAGTCGGATTAAAGGGTTGGAATATGCTGATGTCGGAGGGGATTGAGTATATTTCCGAGTTAAGCGAAGACATAGACGGGGCGAGTGATACGTTTGACGGCATGGGGCAGTCGGCGGGAATGACTGCTACACAGATGGATAATCTTCGAGGCGATATTGACAGGGTTAAGGGTGAGCTCCGGTATACAGCCGAGACGATTGGTGATATGTTCTTGCCGAATATGCGGGACATGGCATCGTCAATGGGGGATAATATCAGGAATGCTCGTGAGTGGGTTGAAGCTAATCCTGAAGCGGTGAAGCAGACGGTTGATATTTCAAAAAAAATCGGCACATTTGCAGTTATAACCACAGGAAGCACATACGCAATTGCAGGGTTAAAAACAGAAATCGGGGGAATTAGGCAGCTATTCAGCAAAACAACGCCAACTGCCGGGAAATTAGCAACAGGGATTGCAAAGCTCGGTAATACAGGTACTGTTGTAGGTACGTCAATTGCGGCATTAACTGCTATAGCACTTGCAAACCAATATGTTATAAAAGAGTTGACAAAGGAGTATGCTAATCCACTTTTGTTTGATAATGGCGGGGTAAAATTAAGTGAGCTTACCGATAACCTTGAGGCGAACACGAGATTACAACGTGAAAATGCACAGGCTGTTATAGATTCACGTGAGAGATTATCAGACATTAGGCTTGAGATTCAAAGCGCGACAGAAGACCTTGATTTTTATGGTGCGAGTTTAAGAACAAACGGAATACTCACACCCGAAGAAGCCGAGGCAATGAAAAAACCGTTTAAAGACCTTGTAGAGGCAGTCGGTGAAGATTTTGATGTTCTATTTGAAAATGTATTTGAAGAGTACAAACGTGTTTCTAACTTTGCGGATGGAAGCCCCGACATAGAGGGTATGGTTACTTTAAGGAATTTCAGAGAGCAGTTTGAAAACAGAATAGAAGAAGCCAATATGTGGGTGAATTTTATTATTGATGAGCAAATAGCTTGGGACGGTGATTTACCCGATGGACTTATTAAAAAAATGCAAGATGAATTAGACGTTTTGCGAAGAATGGATATTGATTCAAACACAAGAAGTAACGATTTAGATTATCTTAAAGAAGATATGTCTCTTATTGACCTCGGCGAAAACCCTGAAGAAGGAAAGGCAGAACTCAAAAGACTAATTGAATATGCCAACGAACAACGAGATTTGCTTAAAAAAGCCCAAAGAGCGAATGAGAATAATCTTAAAGATTTTGAAATAATGACACAAGAGCTTTACGATGATACGGGGAATAAAGAAGTATATGAATCAAATATAAAACTTATAAATTTTTTAAGGGAAACAGGAAGCGATTTTTACCAAAATGAGATTGATGATTTTAACGCACAAATTGCAGAAATTGCTGAACCACTGCTTGAAAAATTTAAAGAAGCTCAAATAGCATTTGAAGAAGCGTGGGGAAACAGTGAGATTGCTCCATATGCCGTGTTTGCTGATATTATTACAGGTGGAAATTTTGATTTGTTTAAGCCGGGTGATGCGTTTAAAGATGTAAAAACAGAAATTGAAACTTTAGAGAGGTTTGTTAAGGCGAGTGCTGACAATATGCCCGATATAGTAATAGATGCCGAAGTTAATGACGCAGCCGTTAGACATTGGAGTTATATGAGACCCGGGAGCGGCAGAGGGAGAGTCTCTTTTGAATCAGCATGGGTTAACGGCTCGCACGCCGGAGGACTGCCCTACGTCCCCTTCGACGGGTACATCGCAGAGCTCCACCGAGGCGAGCGGGTTATGACTGCTGCTGAAAATCGTGCTAATCCGCCTCCTGTATTATCAAGAGCGGCAATCAACAACAATTATAGCAATACACCTAATATAGTAATCAGTCCTATTTATAATATTAGCGGCAACGCTCCTGAAAATCTCAAAGAGATTCTCGAAGAAAACAATAAAAAAGTTACGGTTCTTGTGATGGACGTAATGCGGGAACAGGCAATCGACAAAAGGAGGACTGCTCTTGAATAAAACATACAGAACCATATCCGGCGATACATGGGACTCGATTGCACTTCAACAAATGGGGAGTGAGCTCCACATGACCCGCCTTATGGAAGCCAACCGAAAACATCGAGCTATATTCACATTTCCGGCAGGAATTGAACTTGTTATTCCCGAAGTGCCGGACGAAACCGCCGCCGGACTTCCGCCGTGGAAACAATGAGGAGTTAGAGTATGAGTAACAGTAACATTGCCAGACGGACGGAAATGCGGGTTCGGATTAAAGGCGTTGATGTTTCGGAAAATGTCAACGAGTATTTGCAGTCCGCAACCTTCACCGATAACTCGGAAGATGATTCAGATGATTTACAGCTACAGCTTGATGACCGTGACGGGGTTTGGCTTGAGTGGCTCGGCAAGCAGGGCACGGAAGACGTAAAAGGCTCGAAAATATCTGCAGTTATGATTCAACACAACCACAATGACGACGGCAAGGACAGAGCCCTTGATTGCGGTGAGTTTTCTATAGACGATATGAGTGCAGCCGGACCACCTTCGAGGATTACAATAAAAGCGACTTCGCTTCCGTATACGTCTACAATCCGCAAAGCCAAGACGACTCGGGAATGGGAACACATAAGTCTTCGTAAAATTGCAGAGGAAATTGCAAAGCGGCACAAAATGACCTGTATGTTCTTGTCCTACGGCGATGTATATTACAAGCGGCGGTCTCAAGTTCAAGTCTCGGATATTAAGTTTCTAAAGCGGCTGTGTAAAGCTGCGGGAATTTCGCTTAAAGTAACAAACAACTTGATTGTTTTATTTGATGAAGCGGAGTTCGAGAAAAAGAAGGCGGTTACCACAATCAAGCGTGGGAGCTCTGATGTTTTATCGTATCGTTTCAGAACGTCTTTGAATGACACAAAGTATTCGGCTTGTAGGGTGAGCTATACCGACCCCGACAGCGGGAATACGATTGAGTATACATTTACTGCTCCGAAATCGAATAGCGACGACCCTGTGCTTGAGGTCAATGAAAAAGTCGAGAGCACGGAAGATGCTCGGCGGCTTGCAAGGAAGCGGTTGCGTGAGAAAAACAGGTTTGAGTATCAGGCGGATTTTACTCTTGTCGGTGATGTCGGTCTTGTTGCGGGTTCTACGGTTAATGTGTCGGGCTGGGGCTTCTATGACGGGAAGTATATCATAGATTCGGCACGGCATGGTGTCGGTTCGAGCGGACATACTGTGGCGATTACGCTGCATCGAGTGTTAGAGGGGTATTAATTATGAACGATTCAATTATAAACAACATCATCAGAGTAGGACGTGTGAGCTCGGTTGACGGTAATACAGCACGGGTTGCGTTCCTTGATAGGAAAGATTCAGACGGTAATCCGCATATATCCGCACCGCTGAAAATATTGAAAAGACCTTTAGCGAGGCAAGGCGGGTCTCCCACCGCAGACGAGGGGGTTTGGGGCGATGCCCCATTCCAAAACGACGATGATTGGACTCCCGAGATTAATCAGCTTGTGTTGTGTGTTTTTCTTGCGAATGGTGAGAGTGATGGGATAGTGTTAGGAGGAATTTAACGAGATACCTTGACAGGTTTCGCTCTAATGTGATATAATAATCGTTGAGGCAGACCAAAGTACATTTTAATGTACTTGTACGGTGGCGGTCGTCCTCCTCTTCCGAGAGGAGGTGATGTCTATGGAGCTTGAAGTTTTTCTTCTTGTTATGCTGATGCTCGGTGAAAACTGGCAGATGCTGTTGTCCGTGATTGACTATATAAAACGAAAATAACCGCCCTCCGTCCAAAGATTGCGGTTATTTACTAACTAATCTCAGAGGACGACCGTCACTTGGTCTGCCTCGTATTTATACAATAACATATATTTTTTGTTTTGTCAACCTCTTAAAAAGTATTTTTAAAATTTTAAGAGGTTTAAAACGCAAAACAACAAAAACAACCGTCAATATAGTCGGTTGTTTTTGTTTTAAAAGGTTTTGAAAGGTGTGAAAATATGGCGAGGGTTGGCTCTTTGGGTGATGTCGTATTCAGTGTATCTCAAAACGTAATCAAGACGTTTCAAAATATGCAGTGGAACGGTACATCACGGTATACAACGCATAATCGGCATTTACGAGCTCCGATTGTTGAGTTTACAGGGCGTGATGCCGATACTATTACATTTAATATTACACTTTCTGCATACCTCGGAGTCAATCCACGGTTTGAAATCAGGCGGCTTACTGAAATGCAGCGGACGGGTGAGGTTTTAACGCTTGTACTCGGTAAGTGGATTATTTGGGGCGGACACAGTCGGTGGGTTATTCGAGGGTTAAATCGAGGTCTTGAGCGGTTCGACAAGGACGGCGAAATGCTTTCTATGAAGGTTGCGATTACATTGTTGGAATATCCGCCGAGGAAACGGGTACGTTATGGTCCGAAATAGGAGGTTTTATGACATATACAGTTAATTCAACAGATATTTTTGAAGTAAACTTTGCACCGTCTTCGGTTGTGGAAGAAGTGCTTCAGAATGTTTATATGATTATTTCGACTGTTAAAGGCACTGTTCCTCTTGACAGGAATTTCGGGATTACGTCTCGGAATATAGACAGACCGTTTCCGGCTGCCACTGCATTGTTGCAGACTGCTCTTTATGAGGCAGTCGAGGAATATGAACCGAGAGCTGACATTGAAAATATAGATTTCGATTATGAGCATAAAAGCGGCAATATCGCTATTAAAATTGAGGTAAACATACATGAATGAGAATAACTTTCCCGATATTAACTTTGTAGATACTGATGCAGAGCGGCTTATAAACGCCCTTGTACAAGGCTATGAGCATATTACAGGTGATACATTGTTTCCCGCAGACCCACGCAGAATTTTTATACTGTGGATTGCGAAAATAATGATTCAAGAGCGGGTTATTATAAACGAAGCGGCACGGCAGAATGTTCCACGTTATGCCGAGGATGAGTATCTTGACTCGCTTGCCGAGATTTTCCGAAACACGCAGCGACTACAGCCTGCTCCGGCGAGAACTACTCTTCGGTTCTTTATATCAGCAGTGCAACCTTCGGCGATTACAATTCCCGTGGGTTCGAGGGTGTCCGTTGAACGCTCCCGTGGTGGCGGGAGCGGTACTGTTATTTTTGCTACAACTCAAGCGGCGACTGTTCCAATTGGTGAGATTTTTACCGATGTTGCGGCGGTTTGCATCACTAATAAAGAAGACGAGCCCGTTACAATCGGGGCGGCGGGTAACGGGTTTTTACCGGGGCAGATTAGTCGGGCTGTGGATTTGTTTCAGTTTTTCGAGAAGGTCGAGAATATTACAACAAGTGCCGGCGGTGCTGACAAAGAGTCTGACGAGGCGTTCCGTGAGAGGTTGCGGCTCAGTTTCGAGACGTTTTCCACAGCCGGTCCGGTCGGGGCTTATGACTACTGGGCGAGAACCGCTTCGGAGCAGATTGTTGATGTTAAGTCGTTGAGCCCAAAGCCGGGTGTAGTTGATGTTCGTATATTACTTAAAGACGGGGAGTTACCTGATGAGGAAATTAAAAAGAAAGTTCTTAATATATTGTCGGCTGATGACATACGACCGCAGACCGATTTAGTTGAGGTGAACGCTCCCGATGCGATGAAGTTCAAAGTCGACTTGACATATTTCCTGTATAAGCAGAGTGAAAATTCGGCAACGATTATACAGGAGCGGGTCGCTGATGCGGTCAGAGAATATATCGCTTGGCAGACCTCTCGAATGGGGCGAGATATTAACCCCGACAGGTTAGTTGAGTTAATAAGAAATGCAGGGGCTAAACGGGTTGAAATCCGCAGCCCTGTTTTTACGGTTATAGAAGATGCGGGTGTCGGAGTTGTTGACGGCGAGCCTGTTGTTGTTTACGGAGGGTTGGAGCATGAGTGATGTTTTTGATATGGATTTTACTCGTTCTCTTCCCGATGTTTTGCGAAACGACCCGAAAATGCTTGCACTTGGGCGGGTTATTGGTGATGAGCTTCAAGAAATAATCCGGCTCAGTCGAGAGACTGTTATATTCGCAAGGATTATGACTGATTTGTCCGAGGAAGTGCTTGATATTCTTGCACGGGATTTTAATGTCGAGTGGTATGATGACAGTTACCCGATTGAAGTCAAGCGTGAGATTATTTTTAACTGTGTGAAAGTCCACAGAAGCAAAGGGACGAAATTTGCTGTTGAGACCGCAATTGGTGCAGTTCACCCGCATTCGATTGTGCAGGAGTGGTTTGAGTATGGGGGTGAGCCGTTTCATTTTCGGATTATTCTTGCTCTTTCTCAAAGCAGGGTTGCTCCCGACCTTGTTCAGGTCTTGGCGGCGGTGAATTATAGTAAGAGGTTATCGGCACATCTTGATACTGTTATTATTCGTGAAATCATAACCACCGACTACCACGCAGCCATCGCATCCGACAGCATACACGAGCATATCATCACGGTCGACCCCGCTCCCCAGCCGCCTCCCGGACTCCCGCCACCGACATTGTCAATCCCCTACGGCACATACTTCCTCGGAATAAACGTATCGATAATCCGCCCCGATGACTTCCCCGAC